AAAAAGAATCTGAAAAGCAACAGGCTTTATATTCCCCTCTCATATTACCGTGCAAATGAATCCAAGGTAATATACATCCTTTTATTGCCATTATTGTTTAGGTATCTGCCTTCCTGTTCCTGGAAATGCCCCAAAATGAACAGTATTGTTTCTAATTCTACACGCTTCATAAGACTTTGAACACTCATCATCAGAGTCGGATACCGCAGCCTGATTATTAGCAAATATTGGGTTAGCATTAGAAGTTTTTGGAGGAAAAGTACCGGGAATGGGTAGACTACCAGGACCCGGGTATTGACACTCAGATCCTTTGTAAACCCATTGACAGGTGTTTTTAAAAAATTTTCTTTTTGGTAACTGTAATTTAAAATATTGTAACCAACTAGTAAGCTCAAATTCAGCTACGGTTTCATTTAACAAATTAAGTTTAGTTACTTTAAATACATCTCTAACATAAGCTTCTTCGTCGTAATCATCATTTACTATGTATAAATTTTCATTACGTTGTCCACTAGTTAAAGGAGCAGATAAAAACAATATTCTTTCTTCTTGAATATCTTGAATTTGAACAGTGTTTGTAGAGAGTGTTGTAGTAACATTGTCTCCGGGTCTATAAGGAGAGCCATTTAAAACAGAAACTACATTAGCAGACATATAATCAATTTTTGAGTGTTCTGGCCAGTATTTTAAATGGTTAGCAAAAGTAGTTTTAAACTCGACGACAGCGCCGAGTAAATCTCTACTATCTGATTTTAAATTTTTCCAAGTTTCTCCTAAAGATATAGCTTGATCATATAACCAAGGAGAGTTAGCGCCTCCATATATATTATCTACAGTATCTTGATCATAATGAGTATTGCCTGTAACAGTTCTAGGGTCAAGCCCGTAGACAAGCTCTCCATTAACATATCCTTGAGCCGAATTAGAAGTTACGTTCCCAACTATGTAAGGATTCTCAACAAAAGTAGTAATTAAATTATCATAGTTAGACATTGTAAAAGTTACTCGATCAATAGTACCATCAGAAGAGGTTGCAATACCGTCTGCTTCCATAGGATACGGCGTATAGCTTTCTCCTTTAAATGTTACATTATAAGATAAATCAGAATAAATGTCTCCAATAACCTCTGCAAATCTTAAAGGGGTTTCTGTAGGCCACGCATACCCAGCACCCGTGCCAGAAGGATTACCAGCTTCATTAGGAGGATACCATTCTCCTGGGTAATAAACTTCTACAAGTCTAACAATAGGAGCTTGTGTAAAAGCATTTAAAGTAGCAATGAAAGGGCTATTATAAATAGCACTTATAGTAGCCGTTGTAGAGCTTTGAACGTTTCCTAAATGTTGATGAGAAGATTGAAAAGAATATGCTTGAGTATTTCCAGTTTGTCTTCTAATAGTAACAACTGAACCAGCATTTGGAGTAGCAAAAGCAAAAAACTCTAGTTGATTATTACCAGTATGATAAGTCCAACCAGATCTTTGAGCTAGATTAGAACCGACAAATACATCTAACTCAGAAACAATATTAGTGTCAACTGGGGAAGAAACAGAAATAAATAAACTTTGTCCCTCACCTGGGGTTTGATTTACAGTATGGGTACTAGAGTGAAAAGTATTTGAAATTAAATAGTGATTGCTAACAACAGATTCTGACACAGAGAATTCTTGGTCTACGTTAGACATTTTAACTTTAATATTACTAGTAGAAGAGTCTACATTAGCTATATATCCAAAAGCATTAGAAGTTAGCCCTAAAATAGTATTACCTTGTTTAAAGGGAGAAGTATCTGATACCGTTAAAATATAATCATATACTCTAGAACTCATTAGCTAAAATCTTCCCTTAAAGTTATCTGAACTGAATAAAAATTTTGAGTAAGAGCACTTCCTCCAGAAATTACTTGTTCTATTTGTATGGGACCCTCAAAACGAGTTCTAACAGTACCAGCGGAGTTAATATGATCTAAATCAAAAGTAAAGGTTTCAAAGTCCCCATTTCTAGCAATATAAAAATCTTCTATAGCTTGTTTCTCTACCCCAGAAATATTATTATAAGTAAGCTCAAAGGTTCTTCTACTTCTTCTGCTCATTAATCTACGTTTTTCATAACCAGATTGACTCTCATATTTTTTAGTACTAAATTCTCTGTCTATAGAAAAACCATTAGAAGGTTTTCTATCTCTCATGTCTGTAAATCTACCTATAGAATCTACTTGAGGTATCAAAGTTCTAATTTCTAAAGTTGCATTAGCGACATCTTCATCTCCAGTTGGTAACGCAGGAGCCTCTGACAAGTCTATGCCATTTACTCCTAGTGTAGCACTTGGATAGGTAAAAGAATCTTGATTTTGTAAAACACCAGAAAGAGTTACAAAAATAGAATTTGCTAGATTTTCTCCAAAACTTCCCAGAGCAGGAGTAGGAAGAGAAAAAGATGTTTGAACTCCGTTTAACAAATAGGTGTTCGAATCAATTGTAGTAGGAGAAGTATTAGAATAACTAGCTGCATAAACAGCTGGATAAGAACGAGTAGCTCTAAATCTAGTAGGTAAATCAATAGTTTTAAATACTAATTCAGTAGCGTTTGGAGCGGCAAGAAAAGTAACAGATCCTCCAGAATTAGATAAGTAGTATGAAGAGACATCTTGGACAACACCATCAATGGTGACTATTACCTCTCCTGCAAGAGAGACGGTCGTAGGAAGAGGGAATTCTATATCGCTCCCAGTTGAATTATAAGTTTTTAGCCCTACAGTCCCAAAAGCGGTTAAAGAAACTGTTGCATCATCAGGATAAGTTGCCATTTTTTATCTCCATAAAGTTCTCATTACTTAAACTACTAATGCCATTATAAATTAAAATGTGAGTAGTAGTCTCTAACTTTTTTAATTTATTTACTGTTTGGTATTATCTTCCGTTAGCTCTAATACTCTTTCTAATTGGTCCATTAGATTTCAAGTCTTTAAGTATCATTTTAACTACCATTGCCTCTCCGTCCATCATAGTCTCGCCTTGTTCTGCGTCTTTCTCCTGACCTGAATTTTCTATTTGAATCTTTACAGGAGGCATTCCAGATTTACCAGTAGAATTCATACGTTCCATAGCGGGAAGTCCCATAGAATCTACAGCACTTTTACGCATTACAAACTCTCCAGGCTCAAGAAGAGCAGGAACACTATCTCTTTGAAGTCCTCCCCCAGCAAAACGATGAACAGCTCCTCCTCCAGCCATTCTACCTACAGCACCATACCCATTTACAAGTCCTCCGTTTGAGAAAAAGAAAGATTTTATAAGCATAGGCGCAATAGCACCAACAATACCACCTATAGCACTTCCTGCAGGTCCTCCAATTGCATTTCCAAGCAATGCACCTAGTCCTGCACCTGCCATTTGAGCTATATTACCTAAATTCATAAAAGAATTTCCAAGACTAAAACTCTCAGTACCAAGAGCACTAAATTCCATACCGACCATTTGAGAAGCGTCAGATATGCCATTCATATCATATCCTACGGACGAAGCATAGTCCTCAAGAGACCCTGAAAATCCACTCATATTAAATCCGTCTTCTAGGTCTTCTAAATCAGCGAAACCAAACTGTGAATCAGAGGTAGTTCCATCAAAATTTGGTCCTTTTCCTAGTCCTCCTAACCCGCCACCTGCTTTTCCGGCTAAACCAGTTAGTCCTTGACCAGAAGTAGTTACTAGTACAGGACCGGTTTGTCCTACTATTTGAACATTTGTAACTTGTCCAAAAGTTTTAGTCAAAAGATCGGTCTGTGCTTTGAGAGCATCTCCCGTAATATTTGCTTGCTGTGCTCCATTAGCTTTAATTTGTGATGCTAATTGATTGAAGTTTTGTTTTTGTTGCTGTTGTTGTTGCTTCTGTCCAGGAAGTAGACTTTGTAGCCCTTCTTTAAGGAAGTCAGTTATAGGTGCTACAACGACTTGTTTAAAAGATTCTTTTGCTAAATCAGTTACGATATCTTTAAGCATATTCGATAGACCTTGCTTAAAGTTCTGCATTGTTAGAGTACCATTTTTAATAGCCTCAAATAAATCATCAACACCCTTATTAAGAGCACCGTCAATAATTCCTGCAGCCGCTTGTAATAATTTTAATAGACCATCTTTTTCTAATTGATACTTTCTTTCTGCTAAAGCAATAATTTCATTTTGCTTATCTCTTTCAGTTTCTAAAGCTGTTAGCTTTTCTTGTGCGCTAGATTTAGCAGTCTTTTTTTGTTTCTCAATATCTGCTAACGCAGCAGAGTTAGCCTCACCCTCTGCCACTATCTTGTCAATTGTCTGATTATAAGTTTCAAGTATTTTTGCTGATTCGGCTTCGTATTTTCTATCTACTTGTTTTTTAATATCTTCAAGCTTATTCTCTTCTGCATTTAAAACGTCTAATTTAAAAGTCGCAAGACGTCCATTCTTCTTAAGCTCCTCGATTAAGATATTAGTACTTGCAGTTCTTTGTGCCTCAATATTAGTTCTTAAAGAAGCAACATTATTTTGAAGGGTCTTAATAGTAGAATTAGCCAACTCCCTTGCAGTCTTTTTAACTTCCTCAAGTTGTGGGTCTTTCTTACCAGTTTGCAACTCTACTATTCTAGCCTGTTGCTCTAAGATTTTAGCCATTGCTGTAATGTATTTATTATCTACCTGAGCCTGCATCTCAAGAAGGCTTACCTTCTTATCAATTAAATCTAGTTGGTATTCTCTATCTTTAAAAGAGTTTATTGCTTGTAAGTCAGCGACTTTTTCTTGTTCTAAGACAAGTGCTCTTTCTTTAACGATTTGAGCCTCTCTATCAGAACGAGCTTTATCTTCTATAGCCTTTTTCTCATCTAGTGCATTGAACTGGTCAAGCACTTCAAGTGCTGCATTAGTTTTCTTTACCTCGTTTAACTCTTCTTGTTCTCTTAGTATAGCTTCTTGTCTATCTAAGGCAGCTAAGTCAGACTTTAGTTTAGCACGAATTAAGCTTTCTTCTCTGTTAAGACGAGCCATTTCTGCATTAAACTTTTCTCTAGCAACATTAACGTCTGCCTCTCTAATTTGTCTTGCTGTGGCTAAATTACCTAGTAAACCTAGTTCATTTTGTTGTCCTTCTGCAGCATTAACTCTTTGTAAGTCTGCTCGTCGAGTAGCAGCATTAGCAGCTCGTTGCGCAGCTTCTGCTCTAGCAGCCTCTACCTGTGCTGATTGTTTGGAGGTTTCTAAAGCTTTTATTCTTAATTCAACTTCCTGTTCAAGCCCTTTTCTCGCAGTAGCAGCCGCAGCTCTTTCAGCAGCGTTAGCTTCGTTTGTAGCTTTTTGAACCTCTCTAGCGTTAGCCTGTTTAGCTTTTAGTAAATCTAGCTCTTTTTGTAAAATATCTACATCAGCTTGCGCTTTTAATACTTCTAGTTGCTGTTGAAGAGTATTTAAACTTTTTTCTTGAGTTTTTAAAAGTCTTGCAGACTCTTCTGCCGCCTCTATCACAAGACCAACTTTTGCTTTTTCTGCAGTAGTAGCATTGATAGCTCGTTGAACGTCAGCAGAAGTTATACCTAGTGCTTTAATCTTTGTTTGTAAACTCTCTACTTCCGACTCATTACCTTCTTTTTGCGCTTGGGTTAATAGCTCTTGTAATCTAACAGCTTCTCTTTGCTTATTAGAGATATTTCCTGCCGCTGCTATTGTATCATCTAAGAACTTCATTTGATTTGCTTTTACAGCTTCAGGAGTAACAGCTATCTGTCCAGCGCCGCTTATAGAACCACTAGGTAATAAAGAATCAACTGATTTTATAGCACCTCCAAAAGTAGCTTGAAGGTCTTTGTTAATTTTTTCTAATCCTTGAACATTAGCTAAAGTATTAGAAAGACTTTGAATTCTTTTCTCTAATTTTTCTAAAGCTTCCTCTTGCTCAGTGCTTATATCATCAAAATCTAGAGCGTCTGAGAATCTTTCTAACTCTCTCTTTGCTCTAACCAAAGCTTGAGAAAGTTTTTCTGCATTAACACCTTGACGTAATTGCTCATTAAAGTTCTGTAAAGCTCCTGTTGTTGCTAAAATAGCAGCTCCTTGTGCTTCTGCTCCCGCTATAAAACTTTTTTGACCACCTACATTTTTTGTAAGAAGGTCAAGTAAGTTTTTATACTCTTCTACTGCTTCTCCATTGTTATCAGTTAATTGTTTTACAGCTTTTGCTGCGGAGTCATAAGACACACCAGTGGCAACAATACCCCTTAATAAACCAACATTTTCTTTTCCTACCGAGTCAATAGCTTGTTTTGTTTCTTGAAGAACTAATAGTCTAAACTTTTCTTCTTTTGTTAACTCTCCTGTTTTATCAGTTAATTTCTTAATTGCTGCATCAAGAGATTTTACTCCTGTATCGTTATCATTGAAGAGTTTTGTAGTTCTTTCAAGAGATTTACCAGTTACATCCAATGATGCAGCTTGCATTGTTTGCGCCTTACTAAACAAGAGTAATGATCTTGTCCAAAAGCTTGTTTCTTCAGCGGCAATCTGTGCATTAACACTGCCAGCTTGTACTCCTTGTAGTAAATCTGCCTGCTCTTTTCTAACATCTGCTATCTGTTCTTCTGTAAGCCCAAGAGCCTTAGCATACTGAACAGCAGTTCCTGATGAATTTAATATCGAAGTAGATAATGCTTCTATTTCTTCTCTATTTTTTCTAGCCTGAGCATTTAATTTTGCAAAGTATTCTGTTACTGTTCCGATTAAATCAATACCAAATAAAGAAAAAACTGTTTGAGCGATTCCTATCACGAATACAAATTTAGTAAAGAAACCAATCGCACCAGCTACTACTCCTTTTAGTACATTAAAAGCTCCTGATAACCTTGCTACCCCCTTTGCAGCTCCTTGTCCAAGCTTGCCTGTACCTTCTAACCTGTCATTAAAAGCTGCTTGTGCACTTATTAAACCTCTAAGCTGTGCTTCTTGAGTAGCAGTTCTATTAGTAATAGACTTTAAATCTGCAATTCTACGTGCAGTTATAGCTTTGCCTCTTTCAGCTTGTCTAAGAGATAGATCTTGCGTTGCAAGAAGTTTACGAATCTCTGCTCCTTCACTACGAGCTAACCCAGCATTAGTGCCTTGAATGGCTCCTGTACCTGTTAACCCTCCTTCTCCTTTAGAGAGAGCCTGTTTAGCTGATGCCTGAAACTTAGCCATAGCTGCTGGTCCTGCTTTTTGAAGTTTATCAGTAAAATTATCTAATTTTTTAGTAACAAAATCAAACCCAGATCCTAATCCAAGAATTATAGATTCTTTTAGCTTTCCAAAAACAATAGCACCTATGGCTCCAAAAGCTATAATTAAATTACCTGTTTGAGATAAGAAATCAGCAATAGGGCTTAAAATATTTGCTACGAATCCTAACACAGATTGTGTTAAGTCTTGAAACTTAGCAGATAATTGTTCGATTGATTGTTGGGAAGTTTTAGAACTTGTATCAATAATACCAAACTTTGCATTACCTTCGTCAATAACAGCATTAACAAATGCTTGGCGTCTTTCAAAAGTAGTCAAGCTAGAAGCACTTCTATTTAAAGATGCAGCATACTTGTTAACAGCAGGTTCAATACGAGTAAAAATACCAAGTTCGTCAATAAGTTCTGGTTCTAACTTAGCAGAGCCTCTAACTAGTCGGTTAAAAGAGTCTGTTAAATCTCTGCCTAAAGCGCGAGATGCTTTTAAAGAAACAGTTGTAAGACCTTCAATCTGGTCAGCACTAAAGCCTGCAGAAAGAGCAGTGTTAACTTGAGTGGCTGCTTCAACAATAGATAACTGATTTTTTGTTATCTCTTTTGTTTTAGCAATAATTTGATTACCTGATTCTCCAATAGTTCTAGCTAAAGTTTCAGTGCCTCTAATAACCTCTTCATTTCTAGCAGCTCTGGAAAGTGCTTGGAAAGCGGAAGTAATAGCAAAGATGTTGGCAGCAGCGCCTGCATAAACAGAAACCAAACCACCTAAACCAGAAGCTTGTGCGGAAAACTGACGCCCTGCAGAAGCAGAGGATTGTCCAAGACGAGTTTGGGCTTTTGTAACATTTTGAGTTGCGGTAGCAGCTGTTCCTGCTCCCTTTGCTACAAACGTTGACTCAATAATATTTTTGATAACTGCCACTAGTGTTTCACCTTCGAAGCTGCCTGTCTTGCCTTACGTTGTTCTTCGTAATATGTAGAAGCTTCTAAAATACAAATTTGAAGAAGATCAAATACATCTTCACTGTCTTCAATTTTATAAATGCGCATAATATCGCCTAAGCCCGCAAAATCTTTACCTAACCAGACTCCATTCATTCCTTCAATCTTATCGGGTAAAGCGTTAAATAATCTTAGAGCTTGTTGTGCTTCGTAACTTAAATCATGTACCTCTGGCGGCATTTCATTAGGGTCAGGATCCCAGCCCATCTGTTCACACATTAACAGATACTGGTCTTGGGTCATTCCCCCCGATTGGAAGCTGTGCCGGAGGTACCTTTGGAGTTTTTTGCGTCTTCAGCCTTTTTACTGATTGAAAACTGTTCGTAGTCATTCATAGCATCGGTAACAAACTGATCAAAAACGGTAGAGTTTTTAACTAAGTCAAGAGCGTCTTCTTCTGAATATTCTACTGCATCTTCTCCATTTAAAGTACTAATATCAACAGGAAGTAATTTTGGTAAGTCTTTTAGTTTTAACCCCTTCCAACCTTTGATAGCTCTGCGTGTGTATTCTTCAATAAACTTATCATTGTCAACTTCTTCTTCTCGTTGACGGGTCCGTTTATTAAACTTATATGTTAGACTAGCATTTCTAATCTTCAATAGGTCATCACGACCAAGATAGACTAAATTAACTATAAATCCTTCAATATCAGGAAACTCTACGTCAATGACGGTTTCCTTAGCCATTAAATTTGCGATTTTACTCATTTATTTTTTCCCCTCTGTGTAATAATAAAAAGGGTGCTCACTATAGTTTTCAACGCCTGTCAAACTGAGGGGGCAAGTTTGACGTTTGTTAATAGTGAGCACCCACATGAAATTAAATTTTGCCCCCTCAAAGCTCATTTAATTTACTTTTCTACAATTAATGTAATTTCGTCTCCCGTACCCTTATTTGTTTCTTGAGCAAGGAAGTTAACTGAAATTCCGATCACATCATCAATTGAGTGGGTTGGAATTTCAAACTGCATAGCTGGCATATTAACTGCAAAGAATGGTGCAGTTGCGCCACCAATTTTAAGGTTAGCATTAGAAGTAACTGCAGAAGAAGTACGTGAATCTTCAACAATCTGCTTCAAGAACTGAGCTGAGTTATCTGTGCCACCTCTTAAGTATGCACTTAGTGATCCAGAGATTGCACGAGCACCTGCAAACTGACCGATGGGTGAGTTAAGAGATGCAAGCTCTTCTGGAGTTAAGTATGTAATATTGTTATTGTAGTCAAAGCTGAGTGCTGTAACTGGGAATGTAAAGTCAACTCCTGCTGCAGTTGCACTTTCAGCGTGCTTGATTTCAACTGTTGAAAGTCTATTCTTAATGAAACTGGCGGATGAAACTGTGCCAGAAACATTATAAGAGTTCCAAGGATGATATGAAGCTTGAGCTGTCATTGCATACTGGTTAGAGTTAGCAGATACATCTGTGCCATTATTAAGAGTTCCACCGAAGGTAGAAACTGCAATGTTTCTCTGACCATCGCGAAGCTCAATCAAGTTTGTTCCGAAACCTGTCCAAGTTGTAGTAGCAATACCGTCAATAGCAGCGTCAATTGACCCTTGGTTAACAGTTGCGTTTGAAACTTGGTAGAACACGTTATCCATTTTAAAGTATAGATGATACTCAACAGCAGTCGCAAAGTTTGAAGAGTGAATAAACACGTTTGAACCAGCAGCACGACCTGCTAGAGAAAATTTACCATCATCCTGCCATGCACTGTTAATTTCAGAACCAGAAGCAAAAGCAGTATTACTCATTAGAGCTTGCCACATAAACCAGTCAGCACAAGGCATTGAGTTACCTTCTGCGGATTTATTGGAACCTCCTGCAGTCTTTGTAAGACCTGTTGGCTTTAGATAAGCCTGGAAGTTCCAGTCAACTGGGTTAAGGGCAGTATTAAATCTTTGTTGTGAACGATCAGGAGACAGACCACTTTCTAGTGATGTGATATCCTGGGTTGCAGCAGCCTGTGAAACAGCGTAACCAGCAAGAATTTCTACTTGCCAAGTATTAGCAGGAGTCAGGGCTGTAACTGCGGCACCGCTGGCAATATCAACGGTTGACATAAACACCTTTGTGTTTCTTTGTAGATTAAGTTGGGCAGACATTTAATTTAACTCCTTTATATATTTAATTGGTATCTTGCTAAAATATCAATCTCTAAAATGCCAAATGGAGCTACTAAACCTTCATCTGTAGAAACACCTTCTATTGTCATATCTAGTATTCCAATGCTTGATCTATCGCCTAAATTATAAATAACATGCTCTATATCATCTGCGAGACTTTCTGCGGTTGTTATAGGGTTTTCTGCTCTAATATAGGCTCTGATAGTGATGTTTAGTTCCCCGGTAATTAATCCTGCTGTATCGTAAATTCTAGATTCTGTTCCTGCATTTACGCATATTGTAGGAAAATCATTTATTTCGTCTAAAAATTTCATACGACGAAAACAGTTATTAGAAATATCTAAGTTGTAAGTATAGGAAGCGTCAAATGTAGAAACGTCGCCATTTATCTTTTTTAGCTCAGACACCAATAGCTCGGTAATCTCTTTTCTTCGACTTAACGCCATTTATTTTCTACCTTTTCCTAGTATATCAAATTGATTTTTATAAAGCAAATCTTAAATTCTCAAAACAGATTCGTGCCCAGTTTAAAAACCTCTTATAATTCTAAAACGAGTTCCGTACACTTGTTTAACAGTATCTCTAATAGACCCTTGTAATAAAAATCTAGGTGCTCTTGCTCCTCTTTTTTCGTGCACTCGATAATTAGGAGCGTAATAATATTTAATTAAATTAGATCTAAAGTCTTGAATTACCCTAATAGAATCTACAAATTGACCAGTTCTATAGGTTAAAACAGTAGGGCTTAAAGGTTCTCCCCTAACTGGACCTTTAGGCATACGTCTTTCTGTTTCTCTTTGAATTAAAGCTGTCATCTGTGCATCGGAAATTGTTTTAGTTGCTTCTTTTTTCTGCTGTCTTTTAGGGATATCTATATTAGCGGTTATTCCATTACTACCTAGTTTTTGTTTTTCAATTAATGTTCTATATACTAAAGGAGTGTTGCTACCTTCTTCAAACTCTTTTGCTATAGAAATAATAGATTTTAAAAACTGATCTGCACCTAATTTACTGTCTTCATTAAATCTTCTAATTGCATAAGATAAAAAACGACTACTAAAATTAGCCCCTAAAGAGGAATGAAATTTTTTAGTAGTGTCTATAGCTTTATCTAAAAAAGAGTTATAAGCAGAATCTGATAACTTAGCGTCTATTTGAATAGAAACTTTTCCTCTAGCTCTTCTTGACTGTCTTGCTGTTAGAAGTATTGAGGTTCTAAAAGAAGACCTTAGTTTTAGTACTTCCGCCGCATTAGCCAATACTTTTACTCTGGGAGGGCCTCCTCTTTCTTTATCTAAGTAATCAATCAAAGCAAAGTTTTCAAACTTTTGCTCTATTTGTTCTATTATACTTTCTTTTAACTTACTATCAGAATCTAACCAATCATGCAATTCCTTAGATTTAAGTTGATTAATTTGTCGTCCTAAAAAGGTTTCGTCTCCATCATCTTTTTCTCCTCTTTTTAAGTTGAATTCGCTTAAAAAGGATGATTCTTCTGAAGAACCTCTTTGTAGTGACCTACCAGTAACAGCCACACTTCTTTCTTTTGATGTCTTTTGCTTAAGTTCTAAAAACGCTTGTGCGCCTCCAGTTAAAGATGTTTTTTCAAGAGTCACACCAAAAACTTTTAAGAAGGCTGTTAAACTGCCTTGAATATCTGGACGAGCACTTGGTTTTGAAAATTTAGCAGTATTTCTACCCTCTTTTAGTCCTGACCTAGTAGAAATAAAATCAGACATTATCCTTAAGGCAGCAGATCTAGCAGTAGAAGATCCTTTTAACCCTGCTTTTGCTCCTTTTGAAACTCTTTGGGCATATGTAATAATAGGAATACGCTTACCATTTTCTATAACATAAGTGCCCTCTATTGAAATAATAGGTTGCGCCATTAAATAATCACTCTATATAAATCTAGAATACGGCGGATATGGGGAGGGAAATTGGAACTTAACTGTCTATCTTGAACATTTTCTCCTTGGAAAGTGAAACCTTGAGATTCTTGGCGGTCTTTATGAAGCATTTTAGCATAATCCATAGTAGCCATTAAAAGATCATTAGGAACACTGCCAGAGTCATAGCCAGATTTATAAGTTACACGGACTCCACGAGGATAATTTTTAAATACAGCA